CCTGGATCAGCCGCTATTTGGCCCAAAAGCCCGGGCCCTGGTGGGGAGCTATTTTGGCCTGGCCCTGGCGCGTGACTGGCGCATCCACGAAGGGTACCTGAAGGCGAAAACGAAAAAGGAGATCCTGCAGATCGGCAAAGACCTGAAAGTCCTCCAGGATAAAAAGGCCCAGACTTACCTCTACGAAACCCTGGGCAAGAAGCAGGGAAAATTCGACGGATGCAAAAAAACAGAGCTGATCGACATTTTCCTAAAATCCGGCGTCGACCTGGCCGGCAAAGTGCCCAAAGAGATCCTGGAAACCAAATAATGAGCAAGAAAAAATATTTTCTCACCGAAGACGAGCTGGGCGTGATCGGGGAGCATTATGACGGATCGACGTATAAGATCAATAAGATCATGCGCATCCTGAATGCCGCCGGGCCCAAATATCCCCGCTGGCATATCCGGCATATTGCGCAGAGCAACGGCTGGGCCAGGACCAAAGAACCGAATTGGCTTCCGGCGGAAGAAGAATGGCTGGCCCAAAATTACCCGAGCAAGGGCATGGTGGCCATTCAGAACGGCCTAAAAAGAATCAACGGCGGAACCCTCCGCACTCCGACGGCAATAACGCTGAAAAAGAAGCGCCTCCATATTAATAAGCGATCGGATGGCCTGACCATGAGGATGATGGAAGACCTCCTGGGCGCCGATCACCATAAAATCGCGCGCTGGATGACTTTAGGCCTCCTGAAGGCCAAGAGGAAGGGAACGGAGCGCAAGGAGACTCAAGGTGGGGATATGTGGCACTTCGAGATTCTTAAGGTGAGGAAATTCATAATCTCAAATCCGACGGAGATCGACATCCGCCGGGTAGAGCCGGTAAGCTTTATTCACTTGGTTTCCGGGATGATGTCCTGATGGATATAAATATATTTTGAGGATGAATGAACAAAGATATTCGTGTCTCCTTGGGATTCCTGGACCATCCTAAGACGATAAAACTTGAAAGACGCCTAGGGTGGCCCGGCATCAAATCCCTTATGCGCCTCTGGTTTTTCTGTGCTGAGAATCGTCCTGAAGGGGACCTATCGGGAATGGATGCCGAGGAAATAGAGATAGCGGCGAAGTGGAATGGAAAGGCTGGTCTTTTTGTTTCCACGCTCGAGGAGCTCAAGTGGTTGGATCGGAGGGACGAAACCGGATTCTTGATCCATGACTGGCCGGATCATGAAGGGTACGTCATCCACTCCAGGGCTCGGATGGAGAAGGCCAGAAAGGCAGCGGAAGTAAGGTGGACAAGGAAGAGGGGTGGGCCCGATGATGGCTTGGAGAAGGCTGCGGGTGATGCTAAGACTCAAATTAGCATTGCTTCGGGCATTGCTCCAAGCATGGTTGAGCAATGCCCTCTTCCTTCTCCTTCTCCTGCTCCTTCTCCTTCTCCTGCTCCTTTAGCGGGGAAAAGGACCGTTGTTAGAGAACCAATAAAACCAAACCCAGAAAGGAGGACCCCCAACTTCGATGGAGGATTGGTCCATATAGGAGAGATCCTAAGCGGCAAGAAACCGAATAGGTGATCATCAATGGCTCCGGACAAAGCTGCCATTTACGACAAAATATGGCGAAAACTGCGAATAATTCGCCTAAAAATGGAGCCTTTTTGCAGGATTTGCAAGAAAATGGGTAAACTGACTCGGGCGACCACAGTGGATCACGTGATCCCGATACGGCAGTGGCCGGAAGGCAGGCTGGTCCTTAATAATACGCAATCATTATGCAAACCATGCCACGACTCGATAAAACAACGCATGGAAAACGGATCGGTGAGTCCAGTGGGAGTAGATGGCTTCCCCATCGCGACTGATCATCCATGGAATAAAGAATAAAATCAACAGGATAGGGGGGGGGCAAAAAACTTTAAACCCTCCCCTTTTGGAACCGGTGGACACCATTTAGTTATACTGGTCGCGAAATGGGGGGAATTTGGGTTTTGAGCAAAATTGGAATTGGGCGGATTTAGGGGAATGAATGGCTGGTCGGAAGCCCTTACCTACTCATTTGAAAATACTCAGAGGGAATCCTGGAAGGCGGCCTCTTCCTGAAAATGAGCCTGAAGTTCCGGTCGGGGTTCCGGATCCTCCGAAACATCTCGTAGGGAAAGCCAAAAAGGAATGGGAAAGGATCATCCCTCTGCTCCATCAATCGGGCCTCGTTACGAAAATTGATGGTAGTTTACTAGCGACTCATTGCGAATATGTTGCCCAAGCAGCGGAGGCCTCGCGAAATCTCAGAAAAACCGGGATGCTCATTAAGGGCCCCGATGGCCAACCGACGATCAATCCATATTGGAAAATTCTGATGGCAGCTCTTGATGGGATTAAAAAAACGGCAGTTGAATTTGGAATGAGCCCGAGCTCGAGATCCAGGGTCAAGGCAACACCCAAACTCAAAGAAAATGAAGAAGGCGAGGATTATTTTGGCTGGGTGGAAGAAAACCGAAATTGATCCCATAACCGATTATGCCAGGAAGGTGGTCGGTGAGGAAATCCTTGCCGGACCCCATGTTATGGCGGCCTGTGAACGTCACCTCAATGATCGTAAGAACGGACCGAAGCGAGGTCTTTTCTGGAGCCTTAAGAAGGCCATGCACACCATCAATTTTTTTAAAGACAATCTCCCGCTGCCGGGTGAGGGTAATATCTCCATTAAGCCGTTCATATTACAGCCGTCCCAGGAATTTATCGTCGGTTCGATATTCGGATGGCTTACGGAAGATGGATCAAGAAGATTTCAGACGGCCTACATTGAAGAAGGGAAGGGAAACGGGAAGACGCCGATGGCGGCTGGTATCGGACTCTATGGATTGTGCGCAGACCGGGAAATGGGGGCGGAGATTTATGCTGCAGCCGTCACCCGGGAGCAGGCTGGAATCCTATTCAAGGATGCAAAACTTATGCGGGATAATTCCCCCAGCCTAAAAAAAAGGATCGATGCCACCACCCACAACCTGGCGTTCATACGAACAAATTCCTTCTTCCGCCCGGTATCCTCGGAGGGCCGATCGCTCGACGGGAAGAGGGTCCACTTTGCCCTGATCGATGAGATTCATGAACACCGTACCGATGTCGTCGTGGAAAAGATGAGCGCCGGAATCAAAGGGCGGAGACAGCCTTTAATTTTTGAAATCACGAATGCCCTTGCCCTGGATACTCCGATCGCTACGGCTTCCGGCTGGGCCATGATGGGTGATATTAAAATTGGCGATCGGCTATTTGACGAAAGAGGGAATCCGTGCAATGCGACTGCGGTCACGGACGCTATGGTCAATCATGAATGCTATAGACTTATTTTCGATGATGGGGCAGAAATTATCGCCGATGCGGGTCATCTGTGGAGAACATGGCAGAAATGGTCGTTTCGATCTCGCTCAGAAGTTCTAAAAAATATACCAAGAAGGGAGGGAACATTCCTGCCGCGTGGATCGTTTGAACATCTCGGTATAAGAACCACGGAATATATTTGCCAAACGGTGAAGTATAAAAAATTTTCGAATCACAGGATCGAACTTGCACGGTCGTTAATATTGCCAGAGGCGAAACTGCCGATTTCACCATATGTCCTTGGTGCGTGGCTGGGGGATGGAAATTCAAAGGATAGCGGAATTGTGATTCCGCAGGACAAAGAAGATATCCTGGGGTACATCAGGCAAGAGGGCATTTCGGTTGGAAGGCGCAGGCCGGTGCGGGGAAAGAAACCCATTGGACTCTATGGCCTTGGCGTAACTGGTCGTGGTCGTAGCGATTCTCTCCATTGCGACCTTAAACGTCTAAGCCTCCTGAAAAATAAACACATTCCAGTCATTTACCTACGTGCCTCGATCGGCCAACGGTGGAATCTGCTCCAGGGGTTGATGGATACCGATGGTAGTATCAGCGCCAGATCTGGAAGATGTGTTTTTACTCAAAGCCGTGAGCGGCTTGCATATGATGTCGCGGAACTTATCACAACCCTTGGGATGAAATGCACTCTTCGCTACAGCAATTCCACGCTGCAAGATAAGAAATTTAATCGCTGGGATGTCTTTTTTTACCCGCCATGGAATGAGTTGCCATTCCGGCTAAAACAAAAACTCAAAAATCACTATCGGCGGCACGGAAAAGCCCGAATGTCCGGAAACCGGAGAATCGTCGGCATTGAATCAATTCCATCCGTCCCGGTACGGTGTCTTGCCGTGGATTCCGCATCAAGATTATTCCTTGCTGGCCGCTCAATGATTCCGACGCACAATTCCGGGTATGATCAGGAGAGCATCTGCTATCGCCACCATAAGCGCTCGATCGATATCGTGCATGGGATGCTTGAAGACGACTCCTGGTTCGCCTACGTCTGCGGGCTGGAGGAGGAAGAGGAAGAGG